TCGCCATTGTTTACGTTTGTTTTACCTATTGCGGTACGTGGTTTTCTGAATGTCATTATGGACACCAATTCGTTCTGGTAGTATAGTCCGTATTTGTAGAATGCTTGGTCGCGTCCCTGTATGTGGTTTTGGTCGAGGAATGTGTTTTTAAGGTTTGGTACCACATCACGTATTTCACATTTACGAGCAAATATAGTGGAGGTGTTTGCTTTTAGTTCGTTTTGCAGTCTCGAATACACAATGTCTTTTTTGTTTAGTAGTTCGTCCGAGAATATTTGTATGAGTTTAATGTTTAACTGGCTATATTTGGTGTATAAATTGCGGGTATAGTTTTTTTCATACGATACACTGTCCTTTAAATCAACCACATTAATACCCAACCCCAAATCAGGCATATATATGTCTATTTCGCTATGGTAATTATGCAATATATTTCCGGTGTATAAACTGGATATATATGTTGTTAGTTTAAATATGTTTGGTTTATGTTTGGTTAGTTCGTGTTTGTATTGGTTGTGTATATGTTTTTGTGTTTCAATGTGGTTTAAATCGTATTCTTTGATGGTGTTCTCTATTAATGATGTACCGTATTGCCATTTGTATCCACCACATGTTTTCTGTTTACCATTGCAACATGCTCGAATGTCGGTTGAATTGATGCGTATGCCTTGTTTAGCGTATTCTTTTTCAGCATAGTAGCTATTTGGGTATTCACGTATGAATGTACCTTCCAAATCGTATTGCAATACGGTTTGTTGTTTGATTTTTACATTGTTTTGTAGTCCAGCTAGGATTTGTTGTATGTTATCGTCATCCGACCACTGGAATATACAGCCGCGGAATGTTTTTTGTTTTGATTGATTACATGACTGAATGATGCCACCTGTGGTGTCTTTAATGTCCGGGAATAATATGGTTTTTGCTTGTGATGGTGAATCAAATTTGGATATAAATGTACCGTCTAGTTTGTACACGTTTACAGCGCGTGTGTTTTTAATGGATGAAATGGACATTTTCTGTTTAGTGGAGGATGATTTGTTTCCACCTTTACCATCATTTAACATGGTAAACATGGATGAATCCCATCCGTATTGGTCTACGTGGATTTGTTTGTGGTATTCTTCACGTTCATCTAGTATGTCTGGATTACATTGTTCAAGTATCTCAAATGTGTGGTTAGCGATACCATGATGTATGAGTGAATTATATAGTTGTGGTTGGCCTTTGCAACGTAAATTTTGGTAGTGGTACCAACGTTTGTCTATATCAAGTGACTGACCAATATATATTTTATTGGATGGTGATGTGATTTTATATATGCCTGTTTTTTTCATGTGAATATCATTTCAAATTTTAAATTACCAGTGTTCCATATACGGTTGAATCCACGTTCGTCCATGATTTGTTCCTCGGTTTTGTTGGGGTCGTACCCTTCTTTAATTAGTATATCTTTCCTAAATGTAAATCGGTTGTAGCGTATTTTACTTTTCGAGTAAAAATATCCAGGTGTTGTGTATTTGAGGAATGTAAATCCAAGTTTATAGTATAAATTACCCATACTCCAGTCACGGTTAGCATAACTGATGATTTTGGTGGGTTTATGATGTTTGATGAAATATGAAAACATCCTGGATGCCCCGCCCACTACTGTTGTGTTTAATTTGTTGCAAAAGCGTAACAATTCAAATTCACCATCTTGTGATGTACCCCCCAAGTTTTTTCGTATTTTACTAAACGTCATTACAGATACTAATTCGTTGTCAAAGTATAAACCTATATTTACTTTACTCAAAGCATATCCTTGTAGGTGGTTAAATGAAAGGAATTGGGCTGCTTCACTGCGGGATATTTCTTTTACTATGCATTTTCGAGCATATATTTTAGTTGGGGTAGCCCCAATTAAATTAAGTAGATTTGATTTGACTATGTCCCTCTTTTCCTTCCAGTCACACTCCCATATATGGACCAATCGATATCCATTTAAATTACACTCTTTTGTTTTGTTTATGTGGTAGTGTTTTTCTTTAAATTGTGTTGAATGGAAGTGCATGCCGTTGAATTCGATTGCTAGTTTTTTTTCATGTACTACTATGTCTAACTCTTTCCCCGACAATATATCGCGGTTATTGCGTTCAACGGTAACGTATGGGGATAAGAATGCAACTAGCTCGTTTTCGGGTAGTGAGTCTTTTTGGTAAAAATCCCCATTTTCCTTCATGTATTCGATTCTGGATTCACGCATTTTCATTTTAGTTTCGTGTGAATGGGTTATCCATCCAGGTTTAATCCAGTCGATATGTCCTTTAATGTAGTCAGTATGGTATTGGTCTTTACCACTTTCTGTCTTACCCCATGGTAATATTTTTACTGGTTCACCACACCCACATATGCATGTTGGGGTCACACCATTAAGTATATGTTTGATGATATATTCTTCTTTGGTTATATCCTTATGTTTTTTGGTAATGTGATACATTAATTGCCTATTATGCATTAATGGTTCATTACATATCTTGCAGGTTACGTCAGATTGATTAATTTTAGCATTGTTGGTTAATTGTTTTGGGCGAAATTCCCCATGTTCTGTAACGTATTGTTCTGTGGTTAAATTATGGGACCACTTTAGATGCATAGCCATGGATCTAATGGTGGTTTCTTCATTACATATTGCGCATTTCATATATCGAACTATTTTATTCACGTATAAATATACGGAAGTTATGTTAAAGTACCAATGTTTTTAAAATAAAATATAAAATATATTTTCCCTTATATTCCTGTATAAATATATGAGAGGAACATAAGGCATCCAATTATGGGTTAAAATATTGGGTGGTTATGAAATGTAGATGAAAATAAAATATAGGGCAGACAAAAGAAGGGCGCCGAAACCGGCGCCCTTTTTAGCGTGAAATCTGCGATTTTACGCGCGATTAGATGCTTGCTAAGTCAGAAACAAATACACGACCATAGAATTCCGGACGGATCATTTTCTTCGCGTAACGAGTCAATAAACCTTTTCTTGGTGTGAATGTTTCAGGATCATATACAAGTGGCGTCATGATTAATGGAACGTAAGGCGCAAATACAGCTCCTGTTTCCAAGAATTGAGCACCTCTGTATCCCATTAAGATAACGTTTTCAGTCATATATGGGTTTTTGTATACTGTGTAACGGTTGTTCAAGTTACCTGATTTTTGGATACCAAAAGCGTAATTTGATTTAGTTACATCACCATCAGAAGAAGAAGCAAATCCTGGGATTGACTCAAGGATTGTTGCTACAGCTGGAGAACATACCATGAAGTTAGCACCACCTCTTAATGTCTTTTGGTGAATTTTGTTAGATACTTTTTGGAATTTCGTTCCTAAAGTCTGGAACCATTGTCCTTGTGTATTGTAGAAACCTAAGTTATCGTATCCAGTTTTAGCTGAATTTAATGACTTGTTGTTTACTGCTGACCAGTACTCATCTGCTGCAGAAGCGTCTTGGATCAACATATCTAAGTTTTCTAAATCGATTTCTAATGCGATGTACTCAGACATGATTGATGTTAATTCTGCTTCAGCATCCAATGATTGGTAAGCGTTCAAATCTTGTGCGAACTCTGGAGTCCATTGTGCTTTTAACTTACGTGTTTTAGCAACAATAGCTTCTGATTTCAATTTGATGTCAATAGATGGGATAGCTAATTGATCAGCTGATGTAGATCCTGCGTTTGCATATCCAGCACCTGATGCATCTTCGAAATCACCTCTGTTGTTATCAACTGGTTGTTGGTTGTACCATACTGTGTTTGCAGTACCTGCAGTTGGAACGTCAGCAGAAGCAACAGCACCTACATAAATGAATGATACGTTTGTTCCGTCTGTTTTAGTGAATTGAGGTAATACTTTAGCGTTTGTGTTTGGAGTTAATGTAGATCCAGAAGCTAATGTAAATGCTCTAACACCTTTCAAGTCAGGACGAGTTAATGCAGATGCAGCAACAGATACTTTCGTATATGCTCCAGCAGCAATAGATGCAGACAATTCAGCAGCGTAGTTAACGTCCGCCCAAGATGCAGTAGCAACTGTAGTTGTAGCAGAAGCTGAGAATTGGTTGATTGTGTAACCAAAACGTCCAGCACCGTATAAACCACCATTTGGATCGTTTCCAGCACCTGGGTTAGTAACACCGTATAATGAACCTGTTCCGTAGATATCACCTGCTGGTCCGAAATTCAATTTCTTGTTTTGACCGAATGCGAAATCCAAGAAGAAAACTAGACCTGAAGGTAAGTTCATTGGTTGAACAGACATAAATTCTTTAGTTGATAAAGAACCGAATACTTTACGTACTAATGGTAAAGCTACTCCTGCCCATTGCTCACCTTGTCCTACTGAAAATGTAGCACCACCTTGGTTAGTTGAGTTAGATTCCATAACTAATTGCTTAGCTTGGTTTTCAAGGATCATTGCCATGTTGTTTTTCTCAATTTCTGAGTTAACACCTTCTAATAGGCCTGTTTTTCCCCATTTTGCAGCCATTCTGGCTGCGTCGCTTTGCAAGTTTTTCCAACCTGCAGCTGAGCTTTCTAATAATTCGTTAATTGTTGACATTTGTTTGTTTTAAGTTTAAATTAAATTAATCCTGCCAATTTACGCATTCTGTCAAACACTGCGTTTGATTCTACGATTGGCTGTTTTGTGTTTACAACTGGTGTATTTGTTGCTTTTGATGCTCTACCTAAGTTTTCGCGAATTGGTGTATTTTTAACTTTTAATCCCTCGTTTAAAGTTGAATAAACCAATTTTACTTCTTTAACTGTAGTAGCTTTGTCAAATGAACTTAACACTTTTACTTTTTGTTCTTCGTTCAAAGTTTTAGCTTTGAATATTTTGTTAGTGTAAAGTAACTTAGCGTTTAGTAAGTTGATTTCGTTTAGTTCTGAACGTAACGTGTTGATTACAGTATGTGCTGCTTCTAACTCTGTAGTTAATGCTGTAGTATCTACTGTAGTTGTTTCTGTAGTTGTTGCTGTTGTTTCCATAACTGTATCTTCTTCAATTTCGCGTAACAATTCAGCTAAGTCTACGTCTTCTTCTTCACCGTCCATTTCCATGTCGATTTCTTCGTCGCCTTCTTCACCTTCACCTTCTTCATTTCCTGCTTCTAATTCACCAGCTTCAACCATATCCGCGATTACGTCTTCGATCATTGCTTTTAAATCTTCATCAGTCATGTCTTCTAATTTCATCGGCTCGCCTTCTTCCTCTTCTTCTTCACCTGCTTCCTCTTCTTCAGATTCACCAGCTTCTTCAGCTTCGTTTAAAGTTTCGTCGATTTCTTCTTCGTTTTCAATCTCTGCAAGTAGCTCTTCTAAATCGATATCTTCTTCGTCAAGGGCTTTTTTACCCATTTCGCCGAATCCTGTGTTTTCAGGGGTATCGAATTCACCAAATCCTTCTTCTACTTCATCGTATGTTTCTTCAATTGATTCTTCTGACAGATTTTCGTCTTCAGACATTTCTTGAAGTTTTAACGATAACATAGATTTTAATTGTGGTGTGAATGCTTCTTCCAGAGCTGCTTTTGCGTTAGCTATAGCCATGTCTTTTACTGCTTTAGCGTCAGCGATTGCTTCTGCAAGCATGTCTCTGTTTGTTGCCATTTTTCCTAAATTATGTTTTGTTGGGAAAGTACGTTTATTTGAAACGTAATAGAATATAAATTAATTGGATGCCATATAATATATTGAGGGGATGGCATATTCGGAGTATACGTATGTATGGAGATAATTAAAGTCGCAGAGGACAAAAAAAGCCCCCACAATAGGGAGCGATTTTTGACCGGTTTGCAATCTTAAATATTTTTATTTAATTTGTTATATCGTCAATTATGTATTTCCCCATAGTATTAGGGTGATTCTTCCAGAATAACCTTCGTGCTTCTCTGGGTGTTTCTGCATTTATTATTTCATATTTCATATATCGGTTTTCATCTTGATACGTTACAAGATACTGCCCCGGTGAAGGGATAGGGATATTTGGAGTATGTGTATCTGTTTTTGTGTTTTGATTAGTGGGGTTGGTTGGGGTATGGGGTTTATTAATCTTGGATGGAGTAATATGGGGTCTAGAGCTTGGTCTATTTAAGATAGTTGTAATGGTTGGAATATTTATTTCCATTAACTTAGTTTTATATTCATGTTCAGTTATTACACCCGCTAATTTTTGCATGTGTAAGTATTCTTTTGAGTATTTCATAAATTATTTTTTATTATACATATTAAATTAATTTACTACCTTTACTTCGGTTATCACTTTTAAATAAAGGTTGAGTATTAGTGTAATGGAAACATTTTTGTTGTTCTTCTAATACGGTTAAATCAAATGAGGCACATGGTAATATATGGTCTATTTCCCAAACATCTCCGTGGTTTTCCCAGGTCATATCTGGATGGAATTGTTTTTCAATGTATTCAATGTACGATTCAATAGGGCATCCTATTAAGGTAATTGCTGAGTGGTGTTTGTTTACTTTACCTCCAGAGGTATGTCGTTTTATAGCGTCTAGATATCTACCCCGAAGTATTTGTTTTATTTTGAATTGTGGGTCTGTTTTACGTCTAACCTTATTACGGTTGGTTTGATTCTGTGTTTGTTTTTGGTATTCATTCCATTTAACATTAAAACACGATTTGCACAAACTAGTAACTCCAAATCTGCCTTGTTTTTGAGGTTTGAAATCAGATAGAGGTAGGGTTTGTTTACAATATGTACATGTTTTGCAACCCTCAGGGATTGGATTGTTTAAACGTGGGGATTTTTTTTGATGATAATGTTTATGTTGATGGGAATGACAACATGTCTTACATTCTCGTTGAAAGCCATCTTTGCGGGAACTATTTTTACTATATTCCGCAATGGTTTTTTCTACTTTACAGGTGGGGCAAAACTTTACCATATGAATTTTTATTATACATATGGTAAAGACTTCGATAAGTTGATTTGGATTAAAAAATAGGGCAAGAACCCTTAGCACATAGTATTTCGGTAACTAGTGAATTAACTTTATTGTATTGGTCTAATTGTGTAGTTCTGGATTCATTTATTTGTCCAGGTTGGGAGAACCATGAGTTTGGGTTTGATGGATTACTAACTAAATCAAAACATAGCAAAGTGAAATCATCTTGTACCTCCATAATTTCACCTACTTGTTTAAGTGAACCCATACCTCGGGACGATATCCCAATATTTAATCCGTTCTTAATCAATGCTCCAGCTATACGACCAGAAGATGTTCCTTTTTCTCCCATATCTGAAAATACTTCGATCACACCCATAATTTTATCTCCATCCCACCATATTTTACGAATAGCATGGGATACGTTTTTAAGGTTGATGATCTGTGAATCGGGGTGGTCAAGTTCGCCGCATGCCTCGGTTGTTTTTTTATGGATATGTTGTTGGAAATTATCAATTTCACGTTCCCATAACTCTCGTGGGTAATAACGACCGTTTCCGTTTTTTACTTCAACGGTTGCTAATATACCTTCTACAAATACATTACCACCATTCCCCTGTCCTTCTACTAGACGAACAGGTGATGGGTTAAAGTATCTTGTTTCAATTAATAATTGTTTGTTCATGGGTACAAATGTATTTTTTTAGTAATCCATTCCTTCAAAACCACCAATTATATCATTGTATAATTGGCGTTTGAATTGTGGGTAGTCAGTCATAATTGAGTCGATATCTTCTCCTTCATTATAGCGATCTTCAGCGTCTTGTTTAGCAGCCATGTATTCAGGTGATGCTTCGTCTACGTTTTCAGTTTCGTCAAGTACTTCTTTTTTCTTACCTTTCAATGATTTTTCAAGTTTGATTTTTGCTTTTTCTAGTAACTTGATTTCTTTTTGAAGTGCTTTAATTTTCTTACCGTCTGTCAATTCTTTCAAGTCTTCGTTCTCGTCAATCATGTTTAATTGTGCTTGACGTTTTTCGATTTCTTCTTGTACTTTGTTAAGTTTGGATTGAGTTACCTCATTTGCTACTTCGCCATCGATTTCTTTTAAACGTTTGTGGATATTTTCGTTTAATGGTGTTTTGCTCATTTCCTCAGCAATGATTGAGCGAATGATTCCGCGTAACTTTGATTCGTTGATTGACATGTCTTCTTGTAATTTGTTTAGGTTTTGGAATAGGTAATTACCTTTTGAATAGTATTTTTTAGTACCGTCTTTATTGAATTTATCATCTTCAGCTATTTCTACATCACCAGCAAATGGAAAATATTGTTTAAATTTATAACCATCCAATGTTTTAGGTTTACCATAGTTTTGTGTTTTGTTTAGCAATTGTTTAACCATTGGTGGTATATCCATTATTAGTTTTTTTATTGCTGGTTGATCGGCATATCCTTTTATTAAATTATTATATAATATAGCTGAAATGTACATTACGTTATTAGCAGCATCAAATACCATATGCTCACCAAATCTTTTAATGATTATTGGTGATACGGGTAGTTTTTCTGGTACGAATCGTTTTCCACCTGTTTTTGTATTATGAACATTAACACTAGTCATTTGGTATGCTTCATCCATTGACTCATTTAATTTAACTGGTTCCATACCACCAGATGCATATTTTCCTTTTGCTTCTTTTGGTGTGCCTAAACCTGGATGTTCAGTTGTGTAGCCTAATTCTTTAACGCCGAATTGTCCTTCTTTAGTATAGTGAATTGGGTCTTTTTGTAGGTTTTTAAGTACAATGGCTTTTAATTCCTCCATTGTTTTGTCCGCGTTTTTAGGGTCTTTCATTTCCGCGTAGTAGCCCATCATTACTTGGTCAAATATAACGTTGTCGATGTTTTTTTCGTCTGTGTTGTTATGCGCGTGTTCTTGCTTGTCTTCCACGGATTTAGATACGGTTTTTGCTTCGGCTTTGTCAGTCGCTTCTTTTTTCTTTGCTTCTTTCAAGAACGATTCAAATGCAGTTTCAAATGACTCTTTTTTAGTAGGAATCAATTGGTTGATTGCTTGTAAACCAACTATATTTTCACTAATGACATTTTTGTCTTTTAATATGCGTGTAGTTAACTCAACATCAGCGTTAACAGGAATAAGGTTTGGGAATTGACGTTTGGCTTCAGTTAAGAATACACCTTTGTGTCCTTTTCCTTCCTTAATTAATAGGTATTGGTCTTGTAGTGTTTTTTTCATTTTGGTGCAGTTAATAGTTGTTCAATGTTTTTAAGATAACTTAAAATCATTTCGGTTGGTTTATATATGTCGTATGATCCTGGATGTTCATTGTAATATTCTGCAGTTTCATTTTTAGCGTTGGATACAAGTGGATGTAGCGCGTTTAAACGCGTTTCTATGTCGTCGAACGCAGCTATACGCTCGCGTTGGAAGTCGCTGGTTTCGTTGATAGGTTCAGTTTCAAATAACTGTTTTACTTCCAAACCAGACCCCTTGATTTTGTCGGGTACTAGTTTGTATCCTAGTTTGTAGTAGTATTTGGTTGCTTCGCCTTTTGCGTTTTTGTTTTTGTTAAATGCTTTAGGTGTAGCGTATTGCTCACCGGCACCAGGTGAAAATGAGGCACCACCCTGTGAGGTGGCGCTAGTTTCTTTTAGTTTAGCTTTAACTATTTCGCGTATTCTATCGGTTAGCATGTTCAAGTTCTTTTACTAAATCGTAATATTGCAACAGGTCAACTATATTGTTGTCTTTGATTTTATGTGTCTTACTAGGTACAGTAATCATATTGATTATTTCGTCAATTTTGATTTTGGTTACTGGGTTTTTAGTAAGTTGGTTAATTTCAACTAGTTGTGTTTTGATTTCGTTTGTTTTGTCAATATAGAATTCACGTAAACGTGTACTGTTGTCTACTGAATTGATATATTCTTTAAGTACTGCTTTTTGGTTGGAATTAAAGTCGTTGTATTTACTATTGAATTTATCTAATGACATTCGGTATGCTAATAAACGTACATCTTTATCCGAACCAATAAACGCATCCATTACATCGTCCTTTACTTTTTTCTCAGTAATCGGTGCTGCAGTTAAATGTTCAAGTATAGTTACTTTGTTGTTAATTATCTGCTCAGGGTCAATTGATGATGGTGGTATGTTGTATGTTTCTAGTAATGTATAAAATGCAGCAAATACTTTGTAGTTTGGTAATTTGTGGTTAAAGAATTTTTCTAAGTCGTAGTGTTCCTTGATTTCCTTAATTAAATTGTATTTTTGGCGTTTGATAGCACCACGATTTAATGATGTAGATGATTCTGCTAGTGTGTTTACTACTATATTTGCTTTAGTTTCAGTTAATGATGTCTTTTTCAATAACGTTTCATATAGTTTATACTCACGCCCTAACTCGGTTTTTACGAAATATTTTTTTAGTAGGCCTTTTACGGGTGAATCTTTACCATCTAATGTGTCAGATGTAATTTGACGGACCAATAGTTCAAATAATATCCCTGTATTTTTGTATTTCGAATGGCGAATATTCATTCTATATAGTTTAGTTTAATTA